AACTAAAGTCAGTAACTTTATAACAAGTTTGATTCTGAATAGTAGAAGTTGTTTGAGTAGAGTTAGCAACCTTTGGTCTAAAGTCAAAGGCATCACGCAAGTCATATTCACCAGTAGGTTCTCTAACCTCTGGGTCAACCCTAGTAGCAGAATAAACTGGTATTTCTTTATAGTCAACTGAACTATATGAATCTACAGAAAAGAAATCACCTGTACCGTGGTCAAAATAATGACATACGATTAACAGTTTACCAGCGGGTTCACTTTGACCAGCCTTTCTTCTTATTCTAGAGACATCATAATAGTTATCTCTTTGTCCATTATCTAGTTCAAACCTAGATGTAATATCTCTTGAACCAGCAGTAAAGGTATCCAGAGTTGCAGTAGCGGCAGATGTTCCACCTGTAATCTTTTCACTAGAAGTGAAATTTGCAGTAGAAATTGTTGGTACAAAAGTAAGTGGAGTTGTTGGATTAACCACTGTTGCAGTAACACCAGAAGTTGCACCAGTAATAATCTCACCCTTTACGAATGTTCCACTCACACCTGTAAGTGTCCATTGTGGAATAACTGGATTACTACCAGATTCCGAATCGTATACTGCGAGTAACTTATAAACATCACCACGACCAAGAGAGATATCTTTGTGTCTAGCAGATGTACCATATTCAGCAACATCATTATCTACAAGAACAAGATGAGAAGCATTTTTAGTTTTACTTTTTTCAACTGACACAGATCTTGTTACGGTAGCAACTAACTTAACTTCTGCACCACTACCTAATAGAGCGGGGGCAGTAATCGAAAGTGAGTTACCAGAAATTGTAAATGCAGTAACAAGTGTGGAGTTGAGATTAAGAATATCACCAGCAGCAGCTGTTGTACCAGAACCACCGATTGCAGAACCAGCAGTCAATACTTGTGCAATATAATCTACATTAGATTTTGCAGAGAAAGTCTCACCAGTAGCAGCACCGAAAGTTATAATACCAGAACCGTTTGATGTTTTAATAAATTGTTTACGAACAGTAATAAAGGTTTGTGAAACATTTCCATTACCATCAGTCTTTAAAGTTTTTGTATTTGTTTTTCTTACTTTTCTAAGAGAAAGGTTTTTCTCTTGGTCTTGTAATTGAGCACGCAATCTTGTTAGACCAACTGTAGTTTGTGCAGTACCACCATTAGTGGTTAGTTCTAACTCTGTAGCATTAGTAACACTTGCAACAATTTTCTCACCAACACCGTCAATGTTAATATGATCACCAGCTTTAAGTTCTGTAGTGAAAGACGTACCAAATCCAGTTACGGTTGGGTCGCCAGAAGTTGTTGTTACAACACCACTAAGTTTAAGTTGGTTTGAAAGTTTAAGGTTAGCAGTAAAATCTTGACCACTTTGTGGGTCATCCATGAATACTTGTTTGACTTCACTAAAGTCTCTACCTGTAACTGTACTAATAGTAATATCAGCGTTTGAAGAATTCTCTACAATCTGGTCAGTCTCAGCACTTGATGTTGAAAGTATTTTTTCACCAGTTTGGAATGTACCAACAGTTGTAATAAGATTGATAGTTGTACTTGTAGTACCAGTTGTTACAAAACCAGTTGCACCACTATTAACACCAGTAATCTTTGCACCGATAGGAACATTGTTAGAAGGTGATGGGGCAGCACTGACTGTTAGTTTCGTAATCATACGAATATCAAAAAGATATAATTTAAATTCAGCGTTATCTACACTAGCTTTAGTTAGGTAATGTGTACTTGACCCAAGGTTATTTGATTCGTGTTCAAATCCTTTAACACGAGCAAATCCAAGAACTGTTCCACCACTAGCAATTGCACCTCTTGTAGAAGTTACTTTATCAACTAGAGATACAGTTTTATATGGAGTAATTGCAGACGTACCCTCTTCATCACTGTGAAGATCTGGTGAACCGAATACCTTTTGAACTCTTGCGAAGTTACCCACTTCCATAGGAGTAACAGCACTATCAAACTCTGCTGTAGTTCTAGGTTTATTAATATCAATGAATGATGGAGATACGGTTTCAATTTCATATCCCTTTACATATGCCTTTCCAGGCGAAACTTGTACTGTCATCAACTGTTCAGATGCAGTGTTTCCACTATCTGTATTTGCATTAGCAGAATAAAGACCGTTGTTCAATCCATCGTTTAAAGTCTCACGAATATCAATATCGAAAGGACGAACTGCATAATCACCAGACTCATCAAAAGTACGTCTTGCAAAAGTCTCACCAAGAACAGAATATTCTGTATTTCTTGCCTTCTGAGAAATGATACCCCTTTGAACTCTGAAGAGTTCGACAAAGTTATCATCAGCGGCAGAACCAAGGTCTAGTTTTGCAAGGGTCAATGTGTATTTAAGTCTGTGAGCGCCTTTAGCGTTTACATTAGATGAACCAGTAGCATTATCTAAAAGAGAAGTATCTGCTTCTGGTGTAATTAAACTTTCTGTGACAGTAAGACCGACACGATAAGAAGGAGTGTTTGTATACTTGTCCAGAACAATTCTCTGTTCTGTCACACGAACAAAATTTCCACGAATGAAGTATACACCTTCTTGTATACTTGCAGAAGACCCTTGTGCAGTAGCAGCAGATGATAAAAGAGTTGCAGAGTTAGAACCAGCATTTAATGAATTGATTACTATATCTGATTGAATAGATTCCCCATCAATAAACTCTGTTGTTACGTTTGCAACCGAAGTACCAGAAGTATTAGTTGCAGACGATAGATACTTTACATATAAAGTTTCTGGGTCTGTAGTTGTAGCAGCATCGACAGCAACAACTCTTGCAGTAACACCAGAGGTTGCACCTGTGATGGTTGAACCAACATAAGATGAGAGGTATCCAGCAATTGCACCAGAGTTAAAAGTACTTTGCAGTTTGACTGCATAAAATTCATTAGTAAAACCAGTTTGGCCTGGGATAACAAGTGTTCCTTCTTTGAACATATGTCTTCCATGCTTTTCAACTTGGTTTTGTAAGATTGACTGTAGTTGAGTTAGTTCTCTTGCTTGGATTGCAAATCCAGGCCGAAAGAGTACACGATGAAAATCATCGTCAACATTGAAGTCATCATAATATGGTGATACGTTTAAATCTGTTTTCTGTGCCATGTTTTAAAATTCCACTACGACTTTAATATCTTCTGTTTGGTCACTTGCTCTTGAGATTGCTCTTCTATTTTCAACGTACAGAACTTCTCCTGTATCTTGAGTTAGTTCTGGTACTGAATATCCACTAGCAAATAGTGTTGTATTTACAGTTGCAGAAGAACTTGTGTTTGGTGTATAACTAGCAGAAGATGTTGAACCAGTTATTGCATTTGCACCAGAGAACAATGTCATATTACCACTACTATCTAGGCCGTAAGTGGTATACTTTTCTTGAACGTAATATAGTATTTTATTGGAAGCATCAAATTCTACTACTCTACCTTGAGCACCAGTTGTTGCTTGTGTAATCTTTTCATCTGATTGGAAGTTAGTTGAAATCGAACCACTAAAAATAACTGCTCTAGTTTGTCTTGCAGTTGAAAGGGTTGAAACAGCACCAGACGCAGTAGCGAATGGATTCTTTAACAAACCAACTCTTCTGAAATCATTGACTTGTGTTGCATCAGTATCAGTAGGTTCAAATTTACCTTGAACCATAATATAATGTCCACCAAGTTCAGCGATATCGTCAGAACCATGACCACCCTTTGGTTCAATCATTGTTCTGATAACACCAGTAGTCGCATTCCCCCATGCAGTTGCAACTGAACCAGAGATTGCAGTTGAACAACCATTGTCTGTAAAGATATTAGCAGCACTAAGGTCGATGTTTGCAAAACTATATCCACTGCCCGGCGCATACATATATGAACTGGTTGAATTATTAGAACCAAATTCTGTAATTGAACCACCAGCAACAACGAGAGCAATCTTACCACCAGTACCATCACCACGAAGTGGTGAATAGAAAGTTCCATTTGGATACGATGACCCAGCAGTTGTTACCGAAAATACATAGATACCCCTATCAACTACAGCGTTTGCAGTATTTGATACAGGCATAAAATCAGTAGTTAAAAAGTTTTGAACTTCTGAAGTAGTTAGTGAATACATATACTTTAGATAATAATTCCCATCCTGCCAAAATGGTGTAGTTGATTCTGTTGTTGGTTCAGAACCCGAAATATTAGATGCACCAGTTTGAAGTTGGTCACCATTATATAATACCTTATACACACGATTAGCACTTGTTAAGAAGTAATATGTAGAATCATATACACTAGTAGCACCACTTGACGAAGTTGTTTTCGCTGGGTAGTTACCAGTAGTAGTTGTTCCCGAAACATCGTGACGATACATATCGAATGCAGAACTTGTAGAGAAATTTCTACGAGGAACTACATAAGAAATGTTTGAACCAGCAATTAGTTTTGCTGCCAACATATCATCCCAATAATAAGATTCGGGCGCTACACTATCAATTGGTGTGGGTGGATTACTATCCGAAGCCGCACCTTCTGAAGTCCACGGTTGTGACTTTCCAACAAACATATAATATTTGCTGGAAGACAAGTTTGCAAAAAATGTATCTGCATTTGCTTGTCTAAATTTTTCTGTAATTATCGCTGCCATTGTTTTTTCCTATAATCTTATTTATTCGGTTACTGCAACCCATTTTTGAGTACCTTCATCCCATTCGTGTTTACCACTAGATGGTTGTGCAACAGGAGGCTCCCACAAATATGTTGTTGTGTTCAGTTTCCAACTTGCATAAGGTTGTAACCTGTGAAATGCCTTAGCATCAGAATTATACATATGACCCTTTGATGCATAATTATATTTTTTAGATTTTCCATCTGCATCCATAAATGTTTCTACATAAGAATGGTCATCTGAACTTTCTGTATTGTTATCAATAAAATCTTGGTCTGCAACAATAACGTCTAGTACTGTTCCATCACTTGATACTTTTGCGAAATATGTCATATTTGTTTTCCTATGCTGTATATGTACCAGAAGAGGTAAATTTAATTACTTTGTTTGCACCCACTGTTGTGACTGTTGGTGAACCAGATGTTGTTCCACTATATCTTGCAGTAGGTACAACAATAATAACTACACCACTACCACCGTGTCCACCAATGACACCACCATTATAAGAACCACCGCCGCCTCCACCAGTATTTGGAGTTCCAGAATCACCAACATCACCTTGAGCATTCCATCCAGAGCCTGATAAGAAAACACCTCTACCACCGCCGCCTGCACCGGCTTCACCACCACGAACTGTTTCAGAACCACCTCCACCGCCACCAGCGTATGTTACGGATGAACCAGTAATTGAGTCTGCTAAACCAGCACCACCAGCACCACCAGCTGAGTTACCAACACCATTAGAACCAGCAGCAGATTTTCCACCACCGCCTCCACCAGTTACAGTAGCAGAGCCAGCACCAGCACCACCAGCATTTCCTTGTCCAGCAGTTCCAGCACCACCAGATGCTTGATAATCACCACCGCCACCAGAACCACCAGTACGACCATTTGTTTGACCGCCGCCACCACCACCGATTGCAGTTAGTGTTGACCATTGACCACCATTTGTTGCAAGAACAGAGTTGCCCCCATCATTACCATCACCAGCACTACCTTGGTCACCACCACCACCAACGGTTGCTGTGATTGTGTTACCAGTTAAAATACTATAACCTGCTGCTTGAAGCATACCACCAGCACCACCGCCTCCACGAGCACCACCGCCGCCGCCTCCAGCGACTACGAGGATGTCTGATATATTATATGAGGCGTTAAGAGTTCCAGTTCCATCACCAATATTTGTCCAAACATTTAAGTTGTTTGTAGCGTTTGTTAGAACATAAACCTCACCAGAAGTTGAGTTAACCCAAATGTGACCAACTGATGCACCAGCAACATTACTATTATATGCTGGGTCGCCTGAGTTTACTGTAGTATCATCTAGTCCAGCGAGAGTGGTTGACAATGCAGAAAACGTATTATCTCCACGAAGGAATGTTGTATTGTTTTTTGTTCCAGATGCAGAAAGTTTTGCAAGTGATACAGCACCATCTGCCAAATCAGCAGTTGTTACTCCACCATCTCCAAGACCACTAGCTGTAATTTTATCAATTGCCATTCTTATCTATCCTTTAATGTAAGTCAACCCAAGCACTACCAGCGTATGCTTGAATTTTACTTGTAGTACTATTGTATACAACCATTCCAACAGCAGCAGTCAATGCATTACGTTGAGTTGTTGTTACTGAGTTCAGTGTCATTGCACCAGCAGTGCCAGTAACGGCAATAGATGTTCCACTAATTGCTGTACCTGTAATTGCAGCTGGAGTGTTTGCACCAATTACTGCACCATCAATAGTACCACCGTCAATGTCTGGTGTATTAATATCTGGTGAAGTTAAAGTTTTATTTGTAAGTGTATCAGCAGATATCAAACTCACCAATGTAGAACTTGCACCAATAGGAAGCAACATTGTGTTTGTTATACTTGCACTATGTGGTTGTGCTTTAAGTGTTTGTCCATGTGTGTTTGCATGACAGTTAAGTTTAATCTGCCCTTCAACTGATGAACCATTACCTCTAATCTCAAGTATATTATTAGCTGGTGTAACTTCTAGAGCACCACCAGTTCCAGTAATTCCAGCAGTTGTAAGTGTAGTGATTGTTGCTGAAGTTTGAGTTCCACCAACTACTCCGTTAATGGTGGGAGCAGTAATTGTTTTGTTAGTAAGAGTGTCCGTAGTTGCTCTTCCTACAATAGTATCAGTTCCAGTAGGGAAAGTAATGTTCGATAATGCAGAACCGTTACCAAGTTTAGTATACAATTCTACAAAGTTATCATTTACTTTATCTCCACCAGCACGGATTGTGTCACCATTACCATCGTTGGCTGAAGACCCTAATCCAATTGCTTGATACGCCATGTGTTTCTCCTAAATTCCTATACTCTTATTTATAAGACTTCTACAACTACTGTGCATCAAAAGTCTTCAAGTTACTGTCAAAACTGATATTAGTGGTATCAAACTTACTAGAAGTATTTGATATCTCAATAGATCCAGGCGGTGGCACATTTGACTTTGTGACGAATGCTGAAGCTGGTATGTTACCATTACTATCAGATACTTGGTTAATTTTTATATCTGCAAATTGTCCAATATTAAAATATGCAAAATCATTTGTATCGCTCTTTGCTTTAGACACTATAGTTGGATAGTGTGCAAGTGTATTTTCAGTAGTTCTTGGCCCAATTGAAAATGCGTACTTAGGAAGTAAATCTAATGTGGGCCCAGTATACTTTGCTACTCTGGCAGTTCCTACAAATATAGTATTAACTTTTGTTAATGTAACATCTCTTTCACCAGAGTTTAATATTGCATTACTACCCAACTTAGCGTTTGCCCTAAGTGTTGTTGTTCCTGCTACACCAAGTCTTCTACCAAAAATAGTTGTAAAGATTGTAGAGAATAGAGATGCGAGTTCTGGTGTAAATGATTCTACCTGTTGTACCTGTACTCCAGCACTTACTTTGTTAACTGTTGCAACTTCTCCGAACACAGCCCAACCAGCAGGGTGAACAGTTTTCTTGATTGCACTTCTCCAACTAGCAATACCCTCACCAACTTTAACCACATAGGAATAGTCTTGGTAATAATTAGAGTCTTGAATTCTCATAACATCTGAAGATGCTTTACCAAACTCTCCTAAGAAATCGCCAGTTGTTGTACCAACCTGTCCGATAGTTGCAGTTGCAACACCAATGTTTACATCAGCAACAACACCACTAGCACCCGAAGTAGCAATTGTATTTCCTACAGCTAGATTAGCTGTTGTGTCAATTGTCATAAGTTGTCTTACAGTATCAAAGGTTACAACTTTACCTGTATGAGATGTTAATGAATTCCCAGCAGAAAATGTTCCAGTTATTCCTGTTATGATAACATGACGTAGTGGACTTATCGTTGGTGCAGAGGTGTAATTGAAACCAAAATTTGAGAATGTAATACCTTCAATCTGTCCAATACCACTTGTTGATTTACCAAGAAGTTTAGCTCCAGTACCAGAAGCAGTTGATATAGAAGAAATAAAGGGAAGACTTTTATATCCTGTACCACTATTAATTAATCTAATGTCTGTAATAGAACCACGTTCATTTACACTACTGCCTGGCGCATTACCAAATGTAGCATCCTCAAGAACAATCTTTGTTCCATGATAAGTATCACCCATTACTGATTGAGTAAAGTCTTCTAATAAAATATGGTCTGTAAGTGCCATTCCATATTCATTAACATCACCTGTCTCTGGAGCAAGGGCTCCACCAACTACAGAAATTTGAGCAGCAGCACCAGTACCATCTGTTCCAGTATTATTAAAGTTAATTGTGTCACCAGTTGCATAGTTACTACCAACCGTATCAATTATAATATTATCAACTCCACCCACACCAACAGTTTCTACTGTAGCAGTTGCTGTAGCACTTCCCCCTGTAGCAATTGGAACAGATTGTCCAGCAGTGTAATAAAGACCACGATTTGAAACTGTAGCTCCTGTTACCATTCCTAGAATTTTAAAGGATACGTCTGTGTCATTTGTAACAGAAGTTCCTTTGACAGTTTCCCCAACGGCGAATGTTCCTACAATTAAGTTTGTATCAATTTCAATTTCTTGAATACTTGTGTTAGATTCTCTGTATCCAAGAGTTGATGTTGGAATTGCAGTAGCAGTTGATGACTGACCAGTAATCGTTTGACCAATAAGTTCACTAACAAAACCAGTTAGTTCTTGAACTTTCATAATAGTTCTGAAAGTCCACTGACCATCAGACGGTCTTAAAAGATTTTCTGTGGGATAAGAAATAGTTGCTTCTTCATTTAAAAGAAGTCTGAAGAATAACTCATGTCCTTTTTTTGTACCCTTTGATATGTAGAGGTCACGAATATTTTTAATTAGTTTTCTTTTATCAACACCACTATTGATGTTGTCAACCATTCCGTCTAGGAACGAATCTCTAAATCTATCTAAGAAATCATAGACAGTAGTGTCTACGTTTGCATAACCCAAAAGTTGTTGAATGTTTTGTACAGGGTTCGCTTTGTAATTTGATATAGTACCAGAAGAGTTTGAAGTAGACCCATTGACAGTTTCCCCAATAATAAATTGAGACTGTGCAGATATAAAAAGTCTTTTGTTATTATCTACATCATCCACTAGAACCTTTGCTGTAGCTCCAGAAGTTAAACCAGTAATAGTTTCTCCGACAGTAAACTTTGCTACAGAGTCTTCAAGAACAACATTATCTCCTTGTTGGTCAAGAATGAATTGTGGAGATGTTGTTTCTTGAACAAGATAGTTATTAACCTCACTAAAAGTTACTTCAGCACTTTCTAGAAATTGATAATACGATTTTAAAAAACTAGCAAATAGGGGATGGTCTGACTGAATGAATTCGGGCAGTTGAGTTTGTATTAATGGAGATACCTTATTTACAAGGGTATTATCATTAGACATTTTTAATAACCAGTGCTAGTTGATGCTGTTGATGACGATGAGTAAACAGTAGATGTTGTATAAGATGTTCCAGCAGCAGAACCACCAGATGCAATTGTATCTACGTCAGCGGCAACAAGTGAATTAGTGAAGTCTATTTTTAATATTTGATTTCGTACAGCTGCAATATCATATGAACTTGGTATCACAACAACTCTTATTGTATTTGATGTGGAAAGGTCAACATCAGAAATTGAAGTAATGTTTAATGCTGTAAGGACAATCGTACCAGTGGCATAATCAATTGTACCAGCAGTATCATTTACATAAGTTTTTGTTGAACCACCTGTGATATAATACATTCTAATATTACCCATACCATCATCATTCAAAAACATTTCATTTGTATTTCCAGAAATTTTAAATCCAGTAGAAGAAAGTATTCCACCACCAGTAGCATCATGTCCACTGTGTGGATAGTATAATGCATTGTTAAAGTCTAGATTATATTTTGTTTCTGTATTCAAAGTAGGAGTAATACGTTGAGATAATTTTACTGTGGTTACGTTAGATAGAATAGCATCATCCGTATCATCAATAAGTCCAGTTACATAAGAATGTCTAAAAATACCTTCAAAGCTTTGAAGTTCATTTGAATCATAATTTGTTAATGCAGTAGTAACTTTACTAATCAAAGATTCTTTTGTTTGTGTTGTATCTTTTTCGTTATATTTGAAATTAGTTTGGAATCTAATAAAGGTTGTTACAGGGTCAACAATAACTGGCGTCACTGATGCAATGGTATAAAGACTTTTCAGTTCTCTAACAATGTCAGCCTTAGCAGCTGTAGTTACTGCTCCTGTTGTGGGAACAATTGAAATATAAACTCTACCGTATACAGAAGTGGCATTATCTTCTCCACCCCATACTTGAACTGATTTAGTATTAGCATAAATTTTTGGAATGATAACTTTGTAGTCATCTGGTGTTACTGCTCTACCCTGTGATGCGTAATCAAGAGGAGCGTTAAGTTTAATAGACTTAATACTTTCTGCTTCTGCACCACCAGAAGCCGCTTCAGATGTTGCAACAGTTATATCTGATATACCAGAAATACTAGCGGATGTATTAAAACCTGTAGCAGTATTTGCTGCTGTCTTATTAGTAACAACATATGTTATAACAACAACATTACCATTAGATAATGCACGACCAACAATACCGTCACCAAAGTATATTTCAAACTTACCATCTTCTACTTCTTGTAAAAAATAAACATTAGCAGTTGAACCCGCTTGAGTGATATCTGTTGCTTGAGTGTATGTTATAGATTGCGTAGAGTCAGATGATTGGAACACTTGAACTTTCATTGTTGTGGTATCTGCACGATTATTCGTAAGAACAAATCTTTGATCTACGTTCTGTGTGTTGACTGTATATCTATTTGTAGTATAAGTTCCCTCATAGATTGGAATGTTAGAGAATGATAATACACTGTTAGAAGCGAGTGCAGTAAAATCGGAAACAGTTACAAAGTCATAGTTAACATCATCAACGGATGCATTAAACTTTGTTCCTCTTGGAAGAGTAGCAATAGTGGTAGCACCAAAGTTGTTTAAAGTAACATCAATATATGCAACAGGCGCCCGAACAGAGTTGGGAATATAACCTAAAGTCTTTGCATGAGAAACAGCGGAACTTCTGATTGAAGAAGTATCCAAGAACATTTCATTTGCAGCCATATTTACATTCATTGCAAGGTAGTGTGTATTATACGCAAGCACATCTAGTACAGCGTTTATTCCAGAACCCTCAAAATCATAATCAGTAAACTCTGATTGATTACGCATAAATGTTTTTAGATTTGCTTTAATATCATCAAAGTCTAAATCTGTAATTGTTAATCTTTTATCTGTGGTTGCCATTTATCTAATTCTCTCTAAAGTAAAGGATAAGTCAACAAGTTCAGACGGAGCATTGTTGATATAGAACTCTACGGTTACTTCATATTCATTATTATCAAATCTTGGAGTAACATTAACTCCAGCGAGTAAAGCTCTTGGTTCAAAGTTATTAATTACATCTTCAATTTTTCTTGCAAGAATGTTTGAAGAGAATGGACTCATTGGTTCAAATAACAAATCTCTAACACCAGAGGCAATCTCTGGATGGAAAGGTTTTTCATACATACCATACTGAACAAGATTTCTAACACTACGCTTAACAGAAGCTGCGTCAGAAAGAGTTGTTACGTCTTTTGTACTTGGATGCTTTGTGAAATTCAAGTTAAGGTCTTTAAACTTTTTGACACTACGACTTGAATCGTTTGTACGCTCTGCATCTCTGTATGCTGATTGAACTGCCATGTGATTATCCTTTTCTATTATTTATAACGTCAACCACCAGCATTTACATTTGGAGAACCAGAAGATGATGCATTTGGCACCCAACTCCCATGTCCACCTGTACCATCACCTTTTCTGTGAACTGGAATACCATTAACAAAGACAGTACCAGAACCACCTGTCGCTGGGTCACCACAACCTGTCGTGTCTCCAATCCTAGTTGTCTGTGCTCCATTCGTTAATACGTTTGAAGANCCTGTTGCATATGATGTTTTATGAAATGGANTTGGTGTAGGACTTGCATGACCAACATGACTATCTAAACCTACTCTTGTAANTGCCGGCATATCATNTCCTAGTTTAGATTAATTACACCAGCATCAACGTCTACTTCAGATGAAGCATCCAAGTCTAGTGTTCCTGTAATATTTGTTGTTTGACTTGCTTGATATGTTTCCGAAACAAGTCCTGTTACGTTTTCTGTTTTTTCTGCTTTGTAAGTTTCTGATACTGCTCCAGTTACATCTTGTGTTAGTGTTCCTTTGATTACCTCATTGACGTTACCATCAACTTGGATATCCCAATCACCTTTAATATATGTCTTGCAGTTTGAATCAATCGTAAGGTTTACATCACCCTTTACGTTTATAAAATCTGTACCAGCAACAATGTTGTAATTGTTCCCTACAATTCTAGTAACTTTATTTCCATCAGCATCTATCTCATAGAATGTTCCGCTCTTATGATATTCTTGTATTCGTTCTGCATTCTTTGTATCATCATATTCTACGATATGTCCACTCTCTGTTTCCATAACATGATTGTAGGGATACTTTGATGCGTATCTTGTTGTATCTTCCTTAGAAGATTTGTCTGAAGTAAGAGGTTCATTCCACTTAGTTTCTGTAGTTGTATCATTAATTGTATCTACTGTTGCAGAAGCATCAACCGTAGCATCAGAACTTCCGATAATGGGCTTTGCATTTGCAATAGGAACTTCTTTTGTCTGTGCATCATCTTTGCTCTTAAGCATTGTATGTTGCTTGTCTTCATCATTTCGTGCAAGTCTATTTGTATCAGACTCTTCAATAGTTATAGGATAAGGCCCATAGTCTGGGTCTTCTCTTTGGTCATTGAAACCTTTGTCTTTGTTTGGAGATACGGATGGAACGCCAGGCAGTGTACCCATGATAATAGGTTCTTGCATTGTTTGAGGGTCACGCCAGAAACCAATAACCCAACTGCCTTCAACTATAAAGGAAGGTGACTCACCAATACCATTTAGTGCTGATGATGTTGTTGGCATCATAACCCATGCCCAAGGTAAATCGGAAGTTGGAATTTTCTGGATGTTATCTGTGTGGTATCCTACGCAACGAACACGAACACGACCAAGTTTGTCTGGATCGTTTCTATCTTCAACTACGCCTGTGAACCAGATGAACCCATCCATCCCGCTAAAATAATTTGACATTCATAAATCTCCTGCCACTATTTATAACGAAAAAGGGAGAGCGATGATGCTCTCCCTTTGGATTGGCCTGCCCTGCAAGACTCGAACTTGCGACCTACAGCTTAGAAGGCTGTTGCTCTAATCCAACTGAGCTAAGGGCAGATTGGATTAGTCTTTTGTCTTATCTAGAGTTTTGATTTCTAGAATGTCTTGTGGTTTGCCATAATGAGTAGCAAACTCTGATAGGGCGGTTTGAACAGAAGACTCTTCAGTCTCACCAATAAAGATGCCAGTTGAACGGTTGATAACAGAACTACCAACTTCAGTCTGAAATTTAATTGTTGTCTCAAACATTAAACAGCCTCCATACACTCATTAAAGTATTCTGTGACAAACACTTCATCACAAAGTTGAACATCGGAATCATTCTTTACGAATGCAATCACTTGTTCAACTGTAGTACAATTGGAATCAAGAGCAGCGTGAACTGACTCTTCCATATCCATAATCCAGTTTTTTACTTTACTCATTAGGCTACCTCTTTCATTTCATTGTTAAATTCTTTTTCCAAATCAAACTCAAACAATTCAACTTGGGATTTCTTGACAGCGATGATTTTCTCAATCGCATCACACACAGAGTCGGGTTTAATTCCAACTTTGATGGCATCCAAAACAACCGTAAGGTCATCAATGTCTTTTAAAATATCATTCATTATTTCCACTCCAATCCATAATCATTAATCATAATGTCTCTAACTCTTTCACGGTCAAGACTGTCTCCACAAAAATCATCTGGTCTGTCATTAATATACTTCTTAGTAGCAGACAAAATCATATTGGGTGTCGCACCGATAGGGTAAATGGCATCAGGCACATTACCGTAGAAACTCTCAACGTAAGCAACAAAGTCAACAATCTCACTCACAATCTTTTCAATATTTGTATTCATAATATAACCTCTTTCTTTATCTTACTTGATCATAGTACCATAGTAATTAGCCAATGTCAAGCACTTTCTTCACTTTTATTCAACTCTATCGTGAATTGCAAGAGCCCCATAGAATGGTGTACCCATCATCTCTTCAACCTTTTCGCTGAACCTTGAATCTGATGTTGAACCATAGTGTCCACCCATCATAGTCCACGAACCCTTTTCAATCTCAGCAGTAGGAACGATGTGAACGATTGTTCTACCCATAACATTCCTTGAAACTAACTGAGCAGCAGGATAATCCTCACTTGGATTAAACGGCCCACTTACGTTTTCAATACAAAGACCTTTAATATCGCCAGAGGTAACTCCACCATTTGTGCAATCCCACTTACCATTCTTATAAACTTCAATATGTAATCCCATAATATATTCTCCTATATCGCCATTTTCTGTGCAATGTAACCAAAGAAATGCATTACATCACCGTTTTTAAAATCAATCTCAACCAATCTATTCTTTGTCATCTTTTGGGTTTGAGGATGAAACGCCTTGATTTGTTCAACCACTGATTCCAATGGAATCATATTCATCCCATAGACTGGGCCGTTGTACTCAAAGGTATGGTCTAAGTCAAGACCTTTTTCTTCAACCAACGTATCTAACCACTTTTCAAACTTCATAATAAAACCTCTTTCTCATTGTTACTTGATCAATATACCATGTTATGATAACAAAGTCAAGCACTTTCTTCACTTATTTTGATCTTTTTTAATCATAGGTAATCTGGGCTGCATAGTCAATCTCATCAAAGATTTTTTCCAACTCTGCAATTCGTTCCTTACACTGCATCTTAGCGAACCCATTACCTGGCGTCTTCTTTTTAATCTTCTCAATAGACTTCAACATATCCGTGAAGTAAACATACTCTTTTTGAATTTGTGTTAGATATTCCATTATGCAATCACCTCTTCAATTAACTTCAACTCTTTAACGATATCTTTAAATATAGCAATCTTTTTCTCAATCGCATACTTCTTCATCTTTACAGCAGAAGTGTTACCACCAAACTTAGTGAGTAACTTCTCCAACTTCTTTACTTCATTTTCATACTGTTCAATCATTTTATTTCCCTTCATAACCAAAGTGTTTCATTGCATCCACTGGACTAGTCTTACAAGCAATGTCCATGTACTCTTCAACGGTAGCGTGTTTACATAGAAACTTAATCCATGTCTTGTACGGTTTACGATACTTGAACCGAGCAACAAAAGCGGGTTTCAATTTCCCTTCCCAACTAGGATGGGCATCTGGACATACATCCATCATCATCTGGGCACCATCGAAGTCACCCTTATACATGAGATACATACCATCCCAAGTAAACATTTCTTTCTCAAATTTCGTCATATCAAACTCTCTCTTTATTAACTATACTTACAGTATACCTGTTATTAGAACAAGAGTCAACACCTTTTTTCAACTTTATTTTCTCAATAAAATCAAAGGGTTACGAGTCGTTTTTTTGGATTTTTTCAGAGGGAAAAGGATTTCTGGCCGAATCAGAACGAATCGGACAAGGTGATTCGCATGAGTTAGTTCCACCACTAGGGAAGAGTTATCATGCCATCCCACGAAGTTGTTAGTTCGGCAATCTTTAGTATTACCGCAATTGCAAATAGTTCAATCATTTGTTTCCTACCATTACTAATATTGCAATGAAGAACATTGCGAAAATATACACAGGCGTCACGTTTACATTCACAGTTTTTGGTTTTGGTTTCTGATAATGATTGCCCATGTAATCTCTATCCCATGCATCTCTGCGTGTATCTATCTTCTTCATGTGAATAACTTTCCGATACCTAGAATAAGTAACACACCTAATATGGTATTAAGAACCGTGAGTGCCCTGTCGTGCCATCGCAGACCAACAAACGTCCATCCGATTACTCCCAACAAACTGAACATCATATCATATAGATGTAGTTCAAGACTACGGCACATAACTGCGAGGATAATCAGAATAGTACTCACCCACTTAACATACCATGTAATATCGTGTAGAGGAGTTACCTTATTTAAGTTTTTCTTTTCCACGTTTCTCAAGTTCCAATCTATGTTCTAACTTTTGCCATTCACGTTCTTCATACTCATCCATAGGTTTTGAAAAATCTGTGTGTGCATATATCATTTTTTGTTGATATGGTTCAGAGGGAAGTTCAACCGAAGTTGCCTCAGTTTTGGGGGGGTGGGGTATTAGACTAGACCATCGTTCTAATTTGATTCGTTTAATCTTTTCTCTGTCTTTAATCTCATCCCATGTGATAACACCCTTCTCAACCATCAGAGATATCATTGTATAAACATCTCCGATTTCTTCTTTAAGGGATATCTCACTATCGGAGTTCTTGAACAGTTCCCATCTACGCATTGCCTTAGAGCAACACTGAATAAGTTCACCGCATTCTTCCATAGTGATNGTAAAGAGTTCTTGTTGAGTATCAAGTTTCTGCATTACGAAACCTGTACTGCTATGTATATACAAAGAAACAAAATGACTAGTTTNCCATAGTCCAAATCAGTCTTAGTTCCTTCACCAAACTTTTCTTGCATACCAGACATATGCTCCATTATTCTTCCCCACATATTATTTCTCCTTGGGTTTTTCTTTGACAGGTTTTTGTTTGAATACTTCAGCGAATGCATTCTTGGTATAGTTCTGAAACTCTGGGTCGGATGGTTTTCCAGACCAGTGTTTTGTTTCCTTCTTAGTCAAATATATCTCCGTATCTTTATTGCATTTATAGATTAACATCGGCGCCTCAGTTCTTGGGGGTCACCTCTTATAGGCCCACGAAGGGCTGTCAGTCCACCGCAGCCATGACTAACCATAAGTCCTACGGTGGCAGCCTCTTACACTAATGTTACGAACCATCTTCCCAGAAGCCAGGGGTGATAGTTAACATCCGAACTCTTGCTATGACATCTTTATCTCCATTATGTATATACTATACCACATCCATATGGCAGAGTCAAGTAGTTTATANTAAATCATATACATCATCAGCAGTACCCATCAGATAATATCCTCTTGAGAATACTTTTAGATTTGCACCTTCATCTTCAATGATATCTAAGTTAGTACCAGTGAAATATGCAACAGCCGCCTTGAACGGTTTGATTAAGTCAGCAGGGATAGTACCAGAGATAGGTAACTTCCAATCGGGCATACCATCAGTAAGTATATTAAAGTAATGCGTAAAACATTCCTTCTCTACTGTATACCTTACTGCATCTGGCAGCTTTGCAAAGTATGGAGTCTGCATAAACTTCCATTTGGTTAACGCATTGGGCGTTTCAAATAGCTTATTCAATTCAACTATCTCTGCGGTTTTCATTTCTTTAGACATATAACTCTCCTCTACAGTCCGGCCACGTTGGCCAACATCATTAACATACCAAAGGTAAACATACCAAACAAAAATAATCCTCTCAT